TTTAGTTTAACTGCTACGGGAGGACCAAATTGGTACAATATTTATACAAAAGGTGGTCTTATCAACAAAGATATAGCATTAGCGTTTAAAAAGGTTGGCTTTAAGTAATAAAGTAGTAGTATAGTAGATGAATGTACTAATTTATTTTGTATGCCAACAGATAGAGCGATTGATAAGCTAAAAAAAGCTTTTAGCATAGCTAACAAAAGCAGTTATCCTATTTATAAAAATGGAGAGCTTATTTTAAAAGTATATTGGTCTCCCTTAACTATTGCAGATAGAGACACCATAAATGCTACTTTAACAGCATCGAATAAAGGTCAAGATGAAGGAAGTCTAGATTTTGCTCTTCAAGTAATAATTAATAAGGCAGAAGATGAAACAGGACAAAAATTATTTGTTGAAGCAGATAAGCCTAGTCTAAGAAGAGAAATACCTTTAGCAGTTTTGCTAGAGCTTATGACAAAAATGCAAGAATTGGGCGAGGAGGTTAGCTCTGATGCCGTAAAAAGCACAACTTGATAAGGACAACTATTTGTATTTACAGTTTTTCATTGCGGAAAGTTTAGGCATAACATTAGATTATCTAAAGAAAAATATGAATTTAGAAGAACTATACGGCTGGAACGCATATTTTACATTGAAGAGTGAAAGAGAAGAAAAAGCATACGAAGATATGAAAAAGAAAGCTCAATATCGTAAGGTACGCTAAACTAAATGTAATGTTTTATCGAGATTAGTGGCATCTAATTACGAAGTTAATATAAAACTGAATACTAGGACTGTTAATAAGCAGTTAAATAATCTTGAAAAGCGTATATCAAAGTTAAATAGATTAGCTCAAGGTGGAAAAGCAAATAAAACAGTACTTCGCAATGAGCAGGAAAAAATAAAAAAGACAGGTCAAAGACTTGTACTAGAAAACAAAGTTTTAAAAAGAAAACAAGAGCAATTAAAAGTAGATCAGCAACAGTTAAAAGTTCTGCAACAATCGGCTAATGTAACAACCAGACAAGCAAGCGGTGGTGCAGGAAGAACAACTGGCGGAGGAGCAGCTAGAGGTGGTGGCGGTTCTGGGGCTTTATCAAGTGCAATTATTTCTGGTGCGTTTCCTTTATTGTTTGGACAAGGACCATTAGTAGCTGGTGCTGGTGCATTAGGTGGTGGAATAGGATCTCTGGTTGGTGGTCAAATGGGAGGTTTCGCAGGAGGTTTACTTGCAACTTCTATTGCAACACCTATCCAGCAGTTTGGAGTTGAAGCAGCAAAGTTAGGAAGTGCTTTAAATCCTGCCACTAAAAATGTAGAAGCCTTAACAGCAGCATTAGGTGTTACTGGAACAGAGTTTGAGAAAAACATAAAATTACTTCAAGAGTTAGGAGATGAAGAGGCAGCTTTTGAGCAAACAAGAAAAAAGATGCTTGGTCTAGTTGGTTCGGGGGGTGTTTCTTCCTTAGAAGAATTTGGGAAGGATACTACAGAGTTATCAAATAGTTTTGCTCAACTAATGACTCAAATGCAGGCTGGTTTTGCAGATATGATAAATTCTGCTGGAATATTTAAAATGCTTGCAGAGGGTGTAAAACGAAGTGTTACTCTTAATCAAGCTAATCAAAATATATTTGACGATCCACGGATAACAAAAATAAATGAACAAAGAGAAAGAAGAGCAAAACTAGGAGCTATAAGAGCGAACAAAGAAGGTATTCCAGGGTTTAGAGATTTAGACCAACAGGCTATAGACCTACAAGATCAATTAAATGTAGAGAAGGCTATAGCAGATGCTAAAGAAGTGCAAAGAAAAGTAGCCGAAGCAAGTATGAAGAAAACAAAAGAACAAATTGTATTTTTAGAAGAACACGTTGATAAAACTGCTGAAGAATTTGAAATAGAAGTAAAAATAAGAGAATTAGAAGATAAGGGAGTAAAAGTAGATAGAGATAGATTTATTGCAAATGAAAAGAGACTAAATCAACTTCAAAGAGAAAGAAAATTAGCAGAAGAGACAGCAGCAGCATTTGAAAAAATGTCTCAGACAATAGCAACTGATATATCACAGGGAATACAAGGAATGATCCGTGGAACGTCAACACTTAACGATATGCTCAATAACGTATTAAATAAACTTATAGATGCAGCCTTCAACATGGCATTATTTGGAAATATGCAGGGCACACTAGGAGGCGGAGGATTATTTGGTTCGATACTTGGTGGACTTGGAGGGTTGTTTGGTGGAGGCGGAAATCAAGTCTTTAACG